GCATGAAGTCTAAAATCTGTTAGAATGGTAGTATCAAGAATTAAAGCAAAGGCACCTTAGGCAACGACCTAGAAAAGCTTCTGAAAAACTGCTGGCTTGGGTTACCAGTGGCGATAGAGTAGGATGTTTTAATATCGCAAAAAAAGACTACACAAAATAAAAAAAGAAAAAAGTAATTTCTAATTAACACGCAAGTCTGTAGTCTACTTGCACTAAGTCACTCTTTGAGTGGCTTTTTTATTTTCACCAATTAAACAAAGCAGGGAGGAGGGCATGGCTAATAGTGAACTAGCAAGAAGAGACTATGAGGCAGGTATGAAGTACAAAGACATTGCAGCTAAGCATAATGTCTCAATCAATACTGTCAAATCTTGGCAACGTAGACACGGATGGAGTCGTGGTAAAAAGGGTGCACCCAAAAAGTCAAGAGGTGCACCTATTGGTAACAAGAATGCAGTAGGCCATGGAGCTCCTAAAGGAAATTCAAACGCCGTGACTCACGGCTTAAGAAGACGATTCCTCCCTGAGGGTATCTCTGAGCTTGTGGATGAAGTAAGGGCCATGTCTCCTATTGACATCCTTTGGGAGAATATCACGCTGACCTATGCCAATCTACTACATGCTCAGCGTATTTTGTATGTGCAGGATGTTGAGGATACTACAAGCCTTGTCACAAGCACGGCTAAAGGTGGTGTAGGTTATGAACATCATACGGCATGGGATAAGCAAGGCAAGGCCTTAGCTGCAATGGCAAGGGCTCAGTCAGAGCTTAAGAGCATGATTAAGACCTACGACGAGCTCACACGCTCTCCTCTTGTTACTGAGGAGCAGCGCTTGAGGATTGACAATCTCAAAGCTCAGCTAGGCTCTAACGATGAGGATGACACAGTGATTACTGGATTTACATTTGATAGGAGTGAGTATAATGGCAATACTGAACCTAGCGAAACTGATTAACCCAGTATTTGATGAAGTCCTCTACACACTCAAGAGCCATATAGTGCTCAAGGGTGGCCGTGCCTCTACTAAGTCCTCTGTAGTATCCATTGACCTTGTAAATGACTTTATCAATGATCCTATGGGGAATGTGGTAGTCTTGCGAAAAGTAGGTAAATACCTGAGAATGTCAGTGTATGAGCAGATAAGATGGGCCATCTATGAGATGGGGCTTGCTCATCAGTTCAAATTTGGGAAATCTCCCTTACAGATCACACATAAGAAGACAGGCACAGCATTTTATTTCTACGGCGTAGACGATCCAATGAAATTAAAATCCCAGAAGATAGCTAAGGGCTATGTAATGTCGGTTTGGTTCGAGGAATTGGCTGAGTTTGCAGGCCGTGAAGACATTGATATAGTTGAGGATACTTTCATCCGTCAAGAGCTACCGAATGGCAAAGAGGTCAAGGTCTATTTCACATACAACCCTCCAAGAAATCCCTATGACTGGATAAATGAGTGGGTGGCAGAGAAAGCTAGTGACCCAACTTACATGATACATCACAGCACCTACCTTGATGACAAGCTAGGTTTTTTGTCTAAGCAAATGAAAGACAAGATAGAACGCTACAAGGAGACGGACCCTGACTACTATCGTTGGATGTATTTGGGTGAGGTAATCGGTTTAGGTAATCATGTTTATAACATGAGCTATTTTAAACCACTAGAAAGCCTCCCAGACAACGACAAAGTGATAGGTATATCATTTGCTCTGGATACAGGACACCAGCAATCAGCAACAGCCTGTGGAGCTTATGGGCTCACTGCCAAGGGTAATGTTATCTTGCTTGATACGTTCTACTATAGCCCAGCTGGCAAGACCATCAAAAAGGCACCTAGTGAGCTCTCTGTGATGATCCACGACTTTATAGACAAGGTCATGAAGACCTACAGAGTACCAAAGCTCAAGATGACCATTGATAGTGCTGAGGGGGCTTTGCGTAACCAGTATTTCAAAGACTATGGTGAGCGCTGGCACCCAGTAGCCAAAAAGAAAAATCAGACTATGATTGATATGGTTATCAGTCTACTAGCTGAGGGGCGTTTCTACTACCTTGACATCCCTAATAATAAGGTTTTCGTTGAGGAGCATAAGATGTACCGCTATGATGACAAGTCACTCAATACTGATGATCCAAAAGTCATCAAGGAGGACGACCACACAGTGGACGAGTTCAAGTATTTTGTCCTAGACAATGCTAGAGAGCTAAGACTAAAAGCCTAAAGGAGCTAACAATGGGAATAGTACAGACTATCAAGAATTTTTTCACAAGGAGCAAGTATGTGATGACAACACAGAACTTAACGAATATCATTGATCACCCTAAAATAGCAGTGTCATCCACAGAGTATGACCGAATAAGGGAAAATCTCAAGTATTATGCAGGACATTATCCACAAATTGAGTACACTGACAGCAACGGCAATCCTCAAAAACGAGCTTTCAACCATCTGCCTATTGGACGTACAGCAGCCAAGAAGATTGCAAGCCTAGTATTTAATGAGCAGGCTGAAATCAAGCTAGATGATAAGGACGCTAACAAATTCATTCAGAAACAGCTACAAGATGACAGGTTTGTCAAGAATTTTGAGCGCTACCTGGAGAGTGGGTTGGCGCTTGGTGGCTTGGCTATGAGGCCGTACGTCGATAGAGACAAAGTAAGAGTCTCTTTCATTCAGGCGCCTGTCTTCTTGCCTCTACAAAACAACACACAGGATGTCTCTAGCGCTGCTATTATCACTAAAACAATCAAGTCAGAGGGGAATAAGCAGAAGTTTTACACGTTGATCGAGTTGCATGAGTGGGGCAAGGATGACCAGTACACAGTCACTAACGAGCTATACAAGTCTGACAAACAGAACATTGTAGGCTCTAGGGTTCCTCTATCAGACCTCTATGAGGATCTTGAGGAAGTAGTAGACTTGAATGGCTTGAGCCGTCCGCTCTTTACTTACTTGAAAACTCCAGGGATGAATAACAAAGATATTAACTCAGCTCTTGGGCTGTCTATCTTTGACAATGCTAAGACTACAATGGACTTTCTTAACACGACTTATGATGAGTTCATGTGGGAGATTAAGATGGGTCAGCGCAGAGTAGCTGTGCCTAGTCAGATGATTAAAGTTGAGTACAATCAGGATGGCGAGAATGTCACAGTCAAGCGTGAGTTTGAGGCTGGGCGTAATGTCTATGAACAGATTGACTCAGGAGATATGGACAAGGGGGTAGGCATTACGGACCTTACAACTCCAATCCGTTCAGATGACTATATCAAGGCTATCAATAAGATCCTGGCAATCTTTGAAATGCAGATAGGAGTATCTTCTGGCACCTTTACCTTTGATGGCAAGAGCTTGAAGACAGCTACTGAGGTTGTATCAGAGAACTCTGACACTTATCAAATGAGAAACAGCATTGTGAGCCTAGTAGAGCAGTCTTTGAAAGAGCTCATTATCTCAATGTTAGAGCTAGGCAAGGCTTACGGTCTCTATAAGGGAAACATCCCTGACATGGAGAAAATCAGCATTAACCTTGATGATGGAGTTTTTACAGACCGAAATGCAGAGCTGGACTACTGGGTTAAGGTTGTAAATGCTGGCTTTGCTACGGATGTCATGGCCATTGAAAAAGTTTTGAATGTTACGCTTGAAAAAGCTAAACAAATCAAAGCTGAAATCAGTGGCAATGCTATTGATGAGGCAAGCGGAGAGCGTAGCTTTGAAGATGTGGGAGTCTATGGAGAATGAACTTACTAAAACGGATTTCAGAGAATTTTATGCAACAAGTAATGTCATTTATAGGGATTGAAAGCCCTTCGCTAGAGCAGAGAAAGCTAGCAAAGGAAATAGTGGAGGCTATCCGTGAAAGACAAGAAGAAACCAATCAAGCTAAATGATGAGCAGTTAATGCTTGACGCTAGTAACGTTGCAGACATCTATCATCAGCTAACTCTTGACCTTTTTGATCAGGTTATAGACCGTATCAAAGAGCGTGGCTCTGCTAGCCTTGATGATAACCCTTATATTTGGCAACTCGAGAAAATGAATGAGATGGGCCTACTCAATGAGGATAATGTCAAGCTCATTTCTGACCGCTCAGGCATTGCTGAGGAGCAACTTAGGCATGTTATCCAAAATGAGGGTTACAAGGTCTATAAAGACACCAAACAGCAGCTTTTAGAGGCTACTGGTGGAGGTGGTTTTGCTGGTAACTCTATCATTCAGACCAATCTAGCTGCTTATGTCAATCAGGCTATGGGAGATATAGACAACCTCATCAACACCACTCTACCAATGAGTGTAAGAAAGGTATATCAGTCCATAGTCCAGGAGAGCGTGGCCAAGGTTGTCACAGGACTCACTACCTCAGACAAAGCTATCTCCGATACAGTCATGAAATGGGCTAAAAAAGGCTTTTACGGCTTTACTGACAGCCAAGGCAAGCATTGGAAAGCTGACACATACGCTAGGCAAGTCATCAAATCGACGGCTTGGCGTGTCTATCGTGAGGTCAGGATGGCTCCAGCTGAGGAGTTGGGGATAGATACCTATTACTATTCCAAAAAATCCACAGCAAGAGAAATGTGCGCCCCTCTACAACATCAGATAGTAACTACTGGAGTTGCTAGAACTGAAAAAGGGGAGCGGATTTTGGCGCTATCAGATTACGGCTACGGCTACGCTGGAGGATGTCTAGGCATTAACTGTAGGCATGAGATAACTCCATACATTCCAGGGGCTAACTACAAGCCTGATTTGCCTGACGAGTTAAGAGACTTGACTCCAGAGCAAGCGATAGAAAACGCAAACGTACAGGCCAAGCAGAGAGCTCTAGAGCGCTCTATCAGACAGTCCAAGGAATTTCTCCACGTTGCAGAGAAACTAGGTGACAGCGAGCTAATAGACAAGTATAAGAGCAAGGTTAGGATCCAACAGGGAGCCATGAGAGACTATCTCAAACAGCATCCGTTTCTACATCGTGATTACGCTAGAGAGAAGTACTACTACGATGATGACGTTGTTCAAAAGTTATACAAAACTATTGACAAACGCTCTAAAAAAGAGTATTCTGAAATACTACAAAATTTGGGAAATAAAGCACCCAAGTCTTATGGTGACTTCAAGTCGTTGAGTCGATCAGAAAAAGAATCTCTGAGGTATGATAATAGGATTGTCAATTATTTCAAGGGGGACATTCAAGAGAAACTGTCAGACAAGCAGAAACAACAGGCAGTGGAGGCTTACTTTAATTTCAAGAATGATGGTATAGTGTTTGGAGACCATGCAATAGCACGCTACATAGAACGTATGAGGCGCAATGACGGCACATTTACCTACAATTATGAAACAGTAAAGACAGCTTTTTCTCTACCTCCTAACTATGTATCAGAGAAGAACGGCAGACTTGCAAGGTACTATAACGGTATCCTCTACATCACTGAGCCTGATGCAGATGTTGTAGTAACTATGATGAAACGTAAAAAACTGAAAGGATTTAAACCATTATGAAATACAGTCAACAAGTATTAGACATGCTAGAACAAGCAGTTAGTGGTCAGATTGATAATTTTTGGGATTTCTCCTTTAAGTTTAACTCCCTTTTTGGAGAAGATGAGGATTTTGCTGAGGCTTGGGACAATGAAAACCCTGAAATGTTTGACGCTCTCAATGACTTTGAGCTGATGATGTTCTTAGAGGAACATGACCCAAGTGATAAGCAAGGATTTATCAATTTCCTAACACCTTACTATAAAAAGGCAAAACAGTTAGTAAAACTTAGCGCTTAGAACAATCTAGGCGCTTTTATTGTGCAATAAATTGCTATAAACCACTATAAACCACTATAAACCGTATGGATTTCCATTCGGTTTTTATTTTGCCCTGGAGCATGGCGTAAAACTGTCTTAATTTGTCCATGTGACGTAAAAAAGGAGGAGTTAAGACATGAGTCTTAAACGTGAAATGTTAGTTGAGGCAGGTATTGAGGACAAGGCTGTCATTGACAATATTATGCAAGCGTACGGTGCAGGTATTGAAAATGCCAAGTCACAAGCCAAATCGGAACTACAAGCCGAAAACGAAGCATTAAAACAACAGCTTGAGCAACAAAACCAAGCTATCAATGATCTACAGGCCAAAGAGGGAGCTAGCGCTGAAAGTAAACAACAGCTTGAAGAACTAAAAGCCCAATTTGACCAGTACAAGCTAGATAGTGAGGCAAATCTTGCTCAGGTAACTAAAACAAATGCTGTAGCCCTAGCCTTGAAAGATGTAGGAGCTTACAACTCAGAGGACTTGATGAAATTCATTGACCTAGACAAGATTGAGCTAGGAGAAGACGGCAAGCCTGTCTTAGAGGAAACCATCAACAGCCTTAAAGAGTCGAGCCCTTACCTTTTCCAAGCAGAGGACAAGCAACCTAACCCTAATATCTCTGTGCACGGAAATCCACCAGCAGAAACTGGATACGATCATCTAAGCGCAGAGGACAAAGCCCTATTTGCAGGCTTTGATAGCGTATAAAACCAAAAATAAAGAAAAGAGGAATATTACACATGGCAGTAAATTACGCAGCTAAATTCGATGAAAAAGTAGATGAGCGCTTTGCTAAAGAGGCTCTTTCAACTGGTATCATCAACCAAGATTTTGATTTCCTTGGAGTTGACACAGTCAAGGTTTACTCTATCCCTACGACAGGAATGAATGACTACAAGACATCTGGGCAAAACCGTTACGGTGACGCTGAGGAGCTTGGGAATACAGTTCAAACTATGACAATGAAGAAAGACCGATCTTTCACATTCACGATTGACAAGAAATCTGAGCAAGACACAAATGGCACCATGGAGGCAGGAAAAGCCCTTGCACGTCAGTTGTCAGAGGTCGTTATCCCTGAAGTTGATACTTACCGTTTTGCAACAATCGTAGCTGGTGCAGATACAGATCATATTGCTACTGGTTCAGTAACTAAAACAAATGCCTACGAGCTTGTGCTTGATGGTCAGGTTAAACTAACTGACGCTTTCGTTCCAACTGCTGGCCGTATCTTGCATGTATCTCCTAAATTCTACAAACTCATCAAACTTGACCCAACCTTTGTGAAAAACTCTGACCTTGGTCAAGAAATCACTATCAATGGTCAAGTAGGTATGATTGACGGCTTGCCAGTAGTCTTGACACCTACATCACGCCTGCCACAAAATGTAGAGTTTATTATTGCTCATCCTGTAGCTACTCCATCTCCTGTTAAATTGGAAGACTACAAGATCCACGATAACCCACCAGGAATTAATGGCAAACTCGTTGAGGGACGTATTCGTTACGACGCTTTCGTTCTTGACAACAAGAAGAAAGCTATCTATGTTCACAAATCAGCTTAGTGAAAGGGGATAAAAATGAACGATTCTAACATTGAAGAGACTTTGGTTGTATCTAAAGAAACTGAAGAGGAGCCAGAAGTAAAATATCCAAAAACATTGAAAAAAGATGGAGTAACGTTTACTCTATCTGACCCGATTATGATTTCAGCCTTTGAAAATCAAGGATACGAAGTGGAGGAATAAAATAAATGGCTAAATTTAAAGCTAAAACAAACTTTTTTATGGCAAAAACAGGGCAGCAGTTTGATGCAAATAATGCGTATGAAATGACAGTTGCTGAAGTGGATGAAATTAATAGACAGACACTTGCGGAATATGGAGACAACTGGCTAGAAGAAATCGAGCAAGTTGTCCCATCTCAAGAACCAACTTCAGATGTAATTCCAGGACTTTCTGAAAATCCAGATTATTTAATTTAAGGCGGTGAAGTCATGACCTACTTAACAAAAGATGAATTTAAGGACTTTGGTTTTGATGAGGTTGAGGAGTTTGAAAAGCTACTAAAGAGGGCAGAGATTGCTATCAACCTCTTTCTTAATAATTTCTACAGCTTTGTAGATTTTGAAAAAGAGATTAAGCACAGAAAGCAAGCTGTCAAACTGGCTACGGCTTTCCAGATAGCATATTTGGACGCTAGTGGGATCACTACGGCTGATGATAAGCAATCAGTCTCTACTGTGGTTCTAGGGCGTACTCATATCACCTACAAGAACTCCTCTAACCAGCCTTTAGAAAGTGCTAGGTATAACTTATCGCTTGACGCCTTGAATACTCTGAAATCGGCAGGATTTGGCTTTAGGGGGGTAGGTTATGACAGACATTGATAAACGGTTATTGATTGATACTGTAACAATTCAGAAAACCACAGGAGAAAAAGACGGATGGGGTAAAGAAGTATTTGAGAGCCCAGTGACCCTTAGAACTGTTAGGTTTGACAGACAGTATCAAGTGAAAGGCACGAAGAACAACCGTAAAGAGTCCAAGCCTAGCACGTTATTTGTGTACCCTAAATATTGTCCTATCGTCTTAGACAAGACCTTTGAAAATGCCATTATCAACGACGGAGAACGTGAGTACAGAGTGACCTCTGTGGTTCCTGTCAGTTATCCACACAAACAAAAAGTATTTTGCTATGAAGTGGAGTGTATCTGATGGGAATAGGCGTATCTGTCAAGATTGATTTAAAAGGTATTGAGAAAAAGGTATCCCCACAGGCACTAGCTAAGGGGAAGTTAGCTATCGCTAATCAAATGTTGACTGACTTTACCCCTTTTATTCCTCGAAAGAGTGGAGACTTAAGTGGTAGCGGTCAGGCTACTAAGGATGGGGTTAAATATCCTGGACCTTACGCTAGAGCTCAATTCTACGGATCGAGCTATAACAAGAATAGGAGTTTTGTCTTTAAGAAGTACACGACTCCTGGAACAGGCAAGCGGTGGGACTTGAAAGCCTCAGTGTTATATCTTGATGATTGGAAGAAAACGGGTCTAAGAGCAATGGGAGTAAAAGCATGAATAACAATGATTTTTCAGAAGTCCTTAGAGATTTCATCAACACACTAAACCTCCCTCTGGCTTGTAAGCTAGATTACTTATCAGAGGGGGAGGATTTAGTCCTTTATCCTTTGCCAGGTGGGAAGATTTTAACAGAGTACATGAACGGCAAGCAGGACATTAGCCTTGTCTTTGAGGTGGCAATCAAAACGACTGATCACCAGAAGACAAGCTCTATCCTGTGGGCCATCAATCATGCTCTCGCTGATTTTAATCTGGAACTACCTAGCAAAAATAATTCATATCAATTCAGAGGCCTTGAAGTTTCACAGCCATTCCTAAATGACCGTGATGAGCAAGGCTTTTATATTTACATGTTAGATGTAACGGCAAAACTTGAAACAAATGGAGGAAACTAAATGCCAAAAATGAAAAACGCCAAACGCAAACACTTTCTTGCGCCATGGTTACCAACAGCACCAGCTACTGAGCCAGGTAATAACGCCTGGAAATGGCTTGCGGACGGAGTAAAAACCGCCGAGGCTGAAAATGACGAGGATACAGATGACATTGCATACTACAACGGCGACGGCACCAAAAAAACTGTAGTGACGTCTGTTAAGAGTGGTTACAGTTTTGAGGGCGATTACATCAAAGAGGATGAAGCTCAGGCAATTGTTGCAGCTATGCGCTTTAAAACTGGAGATGACCGTAATGTCTGGTTTAAAGTGGTAGACGCTGATGGCAAAACTCAATATGTCGGAGTCGCTACTGTCTCAGGTATCAAAATTGGAGGCGGAGATGCGTCTGAGTATGAGACCTTTGAGTGCACTATCAGCTGGAATGTAGCGCCTAAACAGTCTGCTGTAGTCGGTTGATGATTTGATCTAGGGGAGTGAACAGGCTCCCCTTTTTATTTTTGATTTTAAAAAATTAGTAGGAGAGAAAACAAATGGTAGTAATTAAGAAACGTGACAATGTCATCCCTGTTGATTTTGGAGAGTTCAGGCTTGAATTTGTAGCCAATGACAAAAACATCCACAAAATGGAGTCAGTTGGTAAAAAGCTCAAAAAAGACGGCGAAAAACTAGCCAACACAGAAGACAGTAAGGCCTTTGAAACTTTACAAGACTTGGTAAAAGGGTCATGGACAGAGCTGTTTGACCAAGACGCTTATAACAAGGTCTATGATTTCTCTAACGGCTCGACTGTCGATACTATGGCTTACTTGCTTGAGGCTATCACAGGGGTTATCTCAGAATGGGAGAAACGCAACAATACAGATGCCCTCAAAAAATATCTAGGTGACTGACATGCTGGACCTATCAAGGAAATTGACAGATGAGTTAGTCCTTGGTGATGATGTGTATCCAATGAATATCGCTTTTAACAAGGTCTTGAAAGTGGTGGAGCTGATCAATGATGATGACATCGACGAGCTTTACAAGCCTTTTCTGGCTATTCAAATCTTGACTGGTGTAGATTTTACTCAGGCTTTGACGCCTAAACAGGCTACAGCAATCTTTAAGATGATTTTTGAGGAGCATATCAGAATTATTCCAGCTAAAGATACAGCACCAGTACTGGACCTAGCAGGAAATCCAATCAAGAGCAAGATACGCTCCAGGAGCCAATCTGAGGGAGGAGATCGTCTCTTTAGCTTGAAGTATGACGCTGAGTATATTTACTCATCGTTTCTCCAGGCTTACGGAATTGACCTCATAGACGCTCAGAACAGCTTACATTGGAAGAAGTTCAACGCTTTACTCAATGGCCTGCCTAGTGATACTAAATTTGCTGAGGTGCTGAAGATACGCTCTTACAAGCCCCAAAAGGGCGACAGTAAGCAGTACAAGGAGAACATGAAGAAACTCAAAAAAGAGTATGCTCTACCTGATGAATTTGACTACTAATTTTAGAAAGGAGGTACACAATGGCAGATGGTTCAGTTACTATCAAGGTTGACATGGACGGCTCCAATGCTCAGGCTGGAGTGAATAAGCTCAAGTCTCTTTTTGGAGGCCTTGAAAGTGCAGGGCAAAAAGTAGGCTCAGTATTCAAGTCAGTCCTAGGAGCTAATTTGATTGGCTCAGCCCTTACTACAGGGATTGGTACTATTACTAGTGGTATCCGTGAAATGGCCTCTGAGCTAAACAGTTCACAGAAAGCCTGGAAAACATTTGAGGGAAACCTCCAAGCCTTTGGACGATCAGCTGAGGAAATCAAGGCAGCTAAGACCGAAATGCAGGACTTTGCAACCAAAACCATCTACTCAGCCTCTGATATGGCTAGTACTTACTCACAGCTTGACGCAGTTGGGACTAAAAATGTTGGTAGTCTAGTTAAGGCTTTTGGTGGACTTGCAGCCTCTGCTGAAAATCCAGCCCAAGCCATGAAATCATTGTCCACTCAGGCAACACAGATGGCAAGTAAGCCTAAAATTGCCTGGATGGATTTTAAGATTATGATGGAACAAGCTCCAGCTGGTATGGCTGCAGTCGCAAAAGAGATGGGAATGTCTACCGCTGAGCTTGTAAAAGCCGTCCAAGACGGAAAAGTCAAGACAGAGGACTTTTTTGACGCTATGAACCGTGCAGGAAACTCTGACGCTTTCCAAAAGATGGCTACAGAGTTCAAAACGGTTGACCAGGCTATAGACGGTGCCAAGGAAAGCCTCTCTAATAAGCTCATGCCAGCCTTTGAAAAGCTCAATAAGTTTGGTATCAAGGCAGTAAATGCTGTTTCAGACGCTTTGGACAAAATCAATTTTGACAGTATTGCTGAAAAGCTAGGTGCGTTTTTAGAAGGGATAGACATTGAGGGGTTTGTCACTAGAATCAGCTCATCAATCTCTAATGTTGTTTCCAAAATCAAAACGTTTTGGGAGGCATTCTCAAATACAGGAGCAGTTAGTGCTTTTGTCGAGGCTATTAAGAGTATTTCAGGAGCGATTGGTCATGTGTGGGATAGTTTGACAGCATCAGAAGTGTTGACAACCTTAGGAAGTGTACTAGGCAATATTGTCAAGTGGCTTTCTCAGGCTGCAACCGCAGTAGCTAACTTTGTTTCAGGCTTAGATCCAGGGACAATCCAAAGTGTAGCAACGGCGATTATTAGCATTGGTACAGCTTTGATAGGTATCAAGGCGGGAGTCAAGATTGCTCAGGCTCTAAAAACAGCCTTTGATTTTGGTAAGAATCTAGTTAGTTTAGTAAGTAACATTCTAGGATTGACAACAGCCCAACTTGCTAACGCTGGAGCAAGTGCCGCAATGAGCGCAGGGAATACAGCAGTTGGGACAACGGCATCCGCAAGTGCTGGCTCTGTTTTGAGATTGGCCGCTGCAGTTCTTATGATTGGCGCAGGGGTCTTGATGGCTGCCGCTGGTGTTTATGTCCTGGTACAGGCAGCTATACAACTTGCCTCAGCTGGAGCTGGTGCACAGGTTGCAATGCTTGCCATTGTAGCAGGTATTGCCTTGCTTGCTGTGGGAGCAGCTACATTAGGTCCAGCATTGACAGCAGGAGCTGTAGGTATTTTAGCTTTTGGAGCTTCCGTTGCTCTTATTGGTGCTGGTATTGCAGTTGCTGCTCTTGGGATTTCTGTACTTGTTACAGCTATCTCTAACGGAATGACTCAGATCATTAACGCCATATCTGCAAATGCACCACAAATTGTAACAATTATCCAGGCTATTGCTGATGGTATCAGTACGGCTATGAGTGGTATTGCTGGCATTATTGACTCTATTGGAGGAGTGATCTCTACAGCTTTGCAAGGCATTGCTAATATCATCATCTCTGTTGGTGTATCCATCAATATTGCTCTACAAGGTATTGCTGATATTTTCAAGTCGGTTGGAGAGGCAATCTCTACGGCTGCTCAAGGTATCGGTAAAGGGATTGAGAGTGTCTTTAATGGCATTGCTAACATTATCAACTCTGTAGGTACTGCAATTAAAAGTGTATTAGACGGCCTTGCTAACGTGTTTAACTCTCTTGGCACTGCTGCTCAAAAGGCAGGAAACGGATTTAAGCAACTAGCTCAAGGGGTTGTAATGATCACTAATACTAATCTTGGAGATATGGCAGCCTCTTTGGCCGCTGTTGCTATTGGTGTAGGTAAAATCTCAGGAGCAAGCGCTGGCATGGCTAGCGTTGGTGCAGGTATGCAGGCACTGGGAACAGGTCTACTCACAATACAAGCCAGCGGAGCCATGGCCGTTGCTGTACTAACAACAATGGCAAGCACCATTCCTACAATTTCAGCCTCTGTAACTACTTTAGCCCCAGCGATGACATTGGCTGGTACTGCTATGAGTTCCTTTGCAACATCAGTAATGACCTCTTTTGTAGGTTTATCAGGGGCAACAGCTAGCATTACTATCCTACAAAGTGGGTTAGTTGCTTTGTCAAGTTCAATGTTGATGGCACAGGCTGGAGCCCTAGCTATATCAGCAGGATTTACAGCAATCAGTGGAGTTGTGAGTGCTTTAGTTGGCGTACTTGGTACAATACCAGGTCAGTTTACACTGATTACCACATCAGCAATCATGGCAACTACTGCCATTATGCAGTTAGCTACATCCGCTCCTATGGTTGCCTCGGCCTTTTCTAGTATCTCGGCAGCTGCTGGATCAGCAATGTCTCTACTCAATTCTGTTGTGCAGTCAGCAATGTCTCAAGCTGTAGCAATAATGCGCTCAAGCATGCAACAGATGGTGTCTGTGGTCCTGCAATCGGCAACTCAGATGACTCAAGCCGGTCAACAGGCAGGTCGTGGGGTCTCTAATGGCATTACTAACGGCATCCGCTCAGGAATTGGATCAGCAACGGCTGCAATGTCAGCTATGTTAAGTTCAATCCGTTCTAGGGCAATGTCAGGGGCTGGAGCTATGCGTTATGCAGGGAGCATGATTGGGCAAGGTTTGGCGCAAGGTATGTACTCAGCACTTGGGGCTGTCACTGCGGCAGCTAATGCGCTTGTCGCTCAAGCTGAGAGAGCAGCGCAAGCTAAGGCTAAAATCCATAGTCCGTCACGACTATTTAGAGACAATGTAGGTAGATACATTGCTCAAGGTATTGCCGTGGGTATTGAACAGAATAGCTCTGATGTGGTTGATAGTCTGGCATACGTTCAGAAAGAGATGTCAGCGTTCAAATTTGGCGCTGAGGACTTGCTAGGTTTAGGGAAACACACTGTATCTAGTCAGTTTAGGCTCAAATCACTCACAGAACGAGCAGAAACAAGCCAAATCGAGGTTGTTCGTGACCAGGCTGACAAAGTCCTGGCTAGAGCTCTTGAAGTGGCTGAGGAGGCTGTCAAGCGCCCTGTGAACATGGTGCTAGATGATGGTACTCTGGTTGCTAAAATCGGAGCCCCAATGACTAACTATCAAAATGATAAGTTAATGATTGATAACATGATGAGAGGTATTACCTAATGAATAATGACACAATCACAATCAATGGATTTGACCTCTCTGAGGTTATTGACATTATAGACATCATCCGTCCAGTAGGTAACGAGCGCCATATCACTACTAATGACGCTCCACTTTTAGGAGTAAATCTGCAAGAGGTACGGACAGGCGCTAAAATCATCAAAGTCAAGTTTGCTATGCAATATGGGAACGGCATGACACTTGAAACGGCTAAGCACAAACTAGCTGGTATTTTTAACACCTCTGAGGCTGTCAAAATCATCATTTCAGACGAGCCTGACAAGTATTACATGGGTCTAGTATCTGGCTCTGTGGATATGGAAAACATTACTAGATGGTTTCAAAAAGGCAGTTTTGACCTGATTATCCCTGACGGAGTAGCTCACAGCTCAACCTATAAGCGTTTTGATAACGGACAAGAGCAACCTGACAAGGTTGTTTTTAATTTGGTCAATAATGGCAACGTCCCAGCTTTTCCTGTGGTCACTGTTAAAAACAACGCCGAGAATGGCTATATAGGTATCGTCAATACTAGCGGAGCTTTTGAGGTTGGAGACCGTAAAGAAGCTGATACTGAAACAGTCAAGCGCTCTGAGGTCTTACTTGACTTTAGAGGCGATAAAATCGCTGATGGTCTTGCAAGAGCAGTAAAAAACAGCTCAGTGACTAATAGTCCAGAGAATTTAAACGGGACATCCGAACTAGTCACAGTGGCTGGAAAGAAACGTGTCAGGCTAAGAGAGCAGTTTAGCGGAACATATAACAAAAGCTATTCAACAGGCTTGTCATGGGAAATACCATCTGACTCAACAGGTCAAAAAGGATCACTCAATGACTACATCTTTTGCAAACTTGTCTATCAACTAGACTCTGTGGCTCAATGTGGCTTTATTAAAGTGACTGTGACTGACGCAAATAATCAATTTCTGTACGGTATTGAGACTTACAAACGATATAATGGCCTATACTGTGGTTTTAACATTTTTGCAACAAACAACAACAATGACTATAATTTCTTAAAAACTTTGGACTTTGACTCATCTAGTGACCAAAACAGAAATCCTTTTGCGAAAACAAGGGGGCAGTTTGAAATCATGAGAAACGATGAGAGAGTTCAAGTCTATTATAATGGCTCACACTATAATTTTTTCGTTCCTGAAATCAGAGGTAAAAAATCAGCTAAAATCCACGTTACGATTGGTGGCTTTCACGGAAAGGTGATTATCCCTCACTTATATCTTGATGAGCTGATGTATCGAAAGGATTTTGTGTCAGTTATTAACGACTTGCCAAACCGTTATCCAATAGGATCAAATGTCATTCTTGACAGCGAAAACAACTCAGTCACAGTAGATGGAATTGAGAAAGCTGTAGATGTTGTTCAGGGTTCAAAATTTTTGAGTATACCACCAGGAAGCAGTCAGCTTGAGGTCTATTGTTCAAACTGGGTCAAGACCAAACCCACTGTCAAAGTAGAATTTAAAGAAAGGTATCTATAGCAATGTTATTGACAATACATGACTCAAATTTGAGAAAAGTGGCATTTGTGGACAATGAAAAGCAAGGAACATTAAACTATTTCAATGATACCTGGACAAGGTATTTAGAGACAGGCTCTAGTACCTTTGATTTTACTGTTTTTAAAAAGGCCATTATCTCTGATATAGGTCGGAAAAGAACCTATAACGCTCTAAATGAAAAGGCTTTTGTATCATTTCAATATAAAGGCAAGACTTATCTACATACTATTCGAAAAGTTGAAGAAAATGAGAAAGTTATCAAGTGTTATAGTATCAACCTAAACCTTGAGCTGATAAATGAGTACGCTAACCCTTACAAATCCTCTAAAGCTATGAGCTTTAAGGAATTTTGTGAGGAGATGGACTTACTCAACTATACTTTCTTAAAGATCGGTATCAATGAGATTTCAGATAAAAAGATTTCTGCTGAGTGGGAGGGTACAGATACCAAGCTAAATAGACTATTAAGTCTAGCTAAGAAGTTTGGCGCTGAAATTGAATTTGACACCCGCCTCAACGATGACAGCTCTATCAAGTCATTTATGGTTAATGTATATCATGAACACGATGACAACCATCAAGGTGTAGGACAAGTCAGCTCAATAGTTTTAGAGTATGGCAAAAACCTCAAGACAATCACTAGGACGATTGACAAGACAGGGATTTATAACTCAGTCAAACCCACAGGCAAGGATGAGCATGGAAACGTAATTGACATTAGCGGTCTTGGAGCCTGGTCAGTCAATAATGCCAAAGGAGAGCGTGAATTTTATCAATTAGGAGCTCATCTAGTAGCTCCTCTTTCTATGCAGATGTATCCATCTACATTCACACACTCAACAGGTACTCTAGACCAGTATATTCGTAAAGATATGACTGTAGAGAGTTCAAATCCTGAGGTCATCCGATCAACAGCCTACCGTGAGCTCAAAAAGAACTGTTATCCAGCAGTCACTTATGAGGCTGAGGGCTTTGCGGATCTGGAAATAGGAGACACAGTCAAAGTCTATGATGACGGCTTTAACCCTACTCTTTTGCTTGAGATGAGAGTATCTGAGCAAGTCATCAGCTTTACGAACCCCAAGAATAATAAGACAACTTTTTCAAACGCCAAAGCACTTGAAAATAGACTATCTCAAGGCATTCAGCAACAGCTAGACCGAATGATAGAGGACGCAAAACCTTATACTATTAAGCTAGCTACGGATAACGGCACAGCCTTTAAAAACGGTCAAGGTCAGACGATTGTGACCCCTACTTTAATAAAAGGTAACAAGGTTATCAATAGTGGCTGGCGTTGGGTTGTTGATGGTGTAATCAAAGCTACTAGCTCCAGTTACATTGTGAGGGCTGCTGACATCAATCAAAAAATGGTATTGACGGTCTCTGCTTGGGTTGATAATAAGGAAGTGTCCTCCGAACAGGTTACTTTTTTAAATGCTTATGATGGTACTAAAGGTGATAAAGGAGATCCAGGCAAAGACGGCATTGCTGGTAAGAATGGAGTAGGTTTAAAATCTACTGTCATTGCTTACGCATCGTCTACATCAGGAACTAGCGCTCCTAGTTCTGGATGGACAAGCACTGTTCCAGTGATTCCAGTAGGTCAATATCTATGGACTAAAACAATTTGGAGTTACACAGATAACACCTCTGAAACTGGATACTCAGTTGCTAGGATTGGTAGAGACGGAAATACTGGTAGAGATGGGGTCGCTGGCAAGGATGGCGTGGGTATCCGTGCAACAACCGTAGTTTATGCTAGCTCCACATCAGGAACTGTTCCACCAACTAGTGGATGGTTGTCTCAAATCCCTAGCGTTCCAGCTGGTCAGTATTTGTGGACTAAAACAACCTGGAACTATACAGATAATACCTCTGAGACAGGTTTTTCTGTGGCAAAAATGGGTGAAACTGGACAAAAAGGTGCTAAAGGAGACCCTGGACCCCAGGGGGCAATAGGTCCTAAAGGTGATAGAGGAGAAAAAGGCGAAAAGGGAGAGCGAGGTTTACAAGGTATCCAAGGTTTGCAAGGCCCAAAAGGTGACCAAGGCATTCCTGGAGTAAAAGGGGCAGACGGTCGTACACAGTACACTCACATGGCTTATGCTGATAACGCTGCTGGCGGAGGATTCAGTCAAACAAACACTGACAAAGCCTTTGTTGGGGTGTACTTTGACTTTAATCCAACAGATAGCAGAAATCCTACTGACTATCGCTGGACGAGATGGAAAGGTCGTGATGGCGTCGATGGACTACCAGGTAAACCAGGAGCAGATGGAAGAACGCCTTATGTTCACTTTGCTTATTCTGACA